CCGTTGATAATGTTCACCAACGATTCCTTTAAGTATTTCTGTGCCTTTTCGTCGCCATTAAGTTCGCGAGCCATATTCATTGCCTGATAGCCACCACGGCTATTTAATAAGTGTTCGTATATAGGCGTTGGATACGCCCCTGGAGCACTTGGTTGAGCAACGGCATCAACAGTAATAATTTCAAATTCGCTGACCTCGCCGCTTCCATCTTCTTTAACATTTCCAGATCCCCTAGATGAAACACCTAATTTTACACCATTTTGTATCATGGTTTGAATTAGTTGTCCCATCGGGGTTGGAATTACTTTAAGTTTTCCGTAACCGTTTGGACCATCCATCCACATTTCTGTGATCATATGGCTTACACGATCTAAATTAACATTAAGTCCTTCAGGATGATCTACTTCACCTAGTACACTATATCCACCTTGAATTTGATCGTTGAGCGTGTTGACAGCTCTACTAATCTCAGTTACAGGATATACACGTTGGTTAGCGTTTCTAACACCACCTTGTATGCAGATACCTTTTAAATACAGGTCTTTTCCACCTGCATCGTTTTCAGTAGTCTCGACGACCATTTTAGCTTGGTCGAATGATAGTGTCTCAGTTAAGTTTAACATCTGTTATTCCTAATATCAATTAAGAACCAATAGTACTTTTACTATTTGTTCCAGTTTCGCCTGCGCCTTTTTTCTCTGCGCCATGGCCTTTAGCGTTTGCACTCATTGACTTAGAAGCTTTTGCGCCTGGTACGTTTACGTTCCCTGCGTTGTCTTCTTTAGGTGCACTTGCTTTTCCGCCTTTTTCTTCAGCTGATCCGCCAGCAATGTTACCTGCTGTTCCACCCATGTCATTTTTACCAGCAACTGGTGATTTAGTACCGTCTGTTCCAGTATCGCCCATTTTAGCCGTTACTTTCTCTACGTACTCTCTCATTTGCTCTCCAGCACTTTTAGTGCCTTCAAAAGCTGGTGCTTCGTCTTCTACGCTAAGTTCGGGAGCGACATCAAATGCCTCTTCCTGATCTTCATCACCTTCTGGATCCATATCTGGCATTTCTTCGGCATCGCCGTCTTCTTCGCCATCTTTTTCACCTGACATCATTTTTTCAAATTCTGATTTAAGGTCATCAAGAGCATCTTCTAGATCAACTACACGGTCTTCGATTTCTTCTTCATCGCCGTCCATATCGCCGTCTTCACCTTCTTCTCCGCCGTCTGCTTCGATGTCTTGCATCATTGCATCTCCAGCGTCACCGCCCATTGGGTCAGCTTCTGGTGTAATTTCTCCGAAATTTTCGTCTACTTCTTCGTCTGATGCTTCATCTACTTCTTCGTCTGATGCTTCATCTACTTCTTCGTCAGTAGCTTCGTTAGTCTCTTCGTCGTCTGAAGACTCATCTACTTCTTCATCTGAAGCTTCATTAGTTTCTTCGTCATTTGACGCTTCATCTACTTCTTCGTCCTTTGCTTCGTCGACTTCAAGATCTTCTAAATCTGATTCTAGCATCTTTTCATAGATACCACGTGACTTCTCAATAACAAATTCGTGGAACAGTTCATCTGCGCCAGCACGATCGTTATTGACAAGTTTTTCGAGCATTTGCTCTAATTTATTGTCTGCCATTGTTTTCTCCTATATGTTTAATTAATATGTAAGGCTGTCTAGTATTATTTACACTATGTTTAATAAATGTACGGAAAACGGCGTCAAAACGAATCGTTTAGTCGCAAACCGTCTAAAAATCATAATATCTTTTAAACTCACTCACTGTTATGTGAGATAAATTCGTACATTTCTTTAACTGTTTTGGTACAAAGTCGTCATCATCAGCTACAATCCTAATATACCTCTTGCCTTGGTGTGCATCACATGTTGATGCTGTTTGCCTTTCCCAGTTGCCGAAGTATGTTGCGGCTTCGCCTTGTCTTTTATAGTTATGTGTTCCTGCGTACAAGTTATTTACCTTACTACGGTTGCCTTGTGTGTCCATTGATCCATGAAAATCCATACCTAGCATATAAATTGTATCGTGTGGGTGTGTACTTGCTAGCCATAATGCTGTAGGACCACTACTCCACCCTTTGCTAGGTTGAAAATAATTAAATCCTTGAAAGGCATGAAACTGTTTGTTTGGGTTTGTCCAAACTTCGTGTTCCATTTGCCATTTGCTTTGATTAATTTCAAGTATCATTTTTACGTCAACAGCAACTAGGTAATGCGGTTCAAAATGCCTGAACATTGCATTACATGCATATACTTTACCGTAATTTTTAAGTGGATATAGGTCTATGTCTTTGCGGCTCTCGCCATTACCTATAACAAACGCTACAGTCATTAGTAGACATCCTATACTTGAGGTTGTGCTTGGATACCGTACATCTGACGGATGAATCCTAATTCTTTTTGCTTTTCTTCTTGGTGTAGCTCTGATGCTTTGCGAGCTTTGTTTATTTGACGTAATGTTAAACGTGTCTTACGTGTGTCATCGCGATTAACAATGCTCTTATCATCTGTAGCATCGTAACTTTTATCCTCAATAGGATCAATAGTTTCTTTATCAAAATAAAATAATTCTCTTAGTATCATGTTAGTATTTATGCCGGAGGCGTTTCTGCGCCAGCATCTCCTCCTGCGTCTGGTGTTGTTACTGATTCTGGTCCGCCTGTTTCTCCAGTTGCTACACCTTCTTCACCTTCTGGTGCAACATCAGCTTCTGCTCCCATGTCTGCTTCAATACCTGCTCCACTAATACCTGCTCCACGCATTTCTGCACTTGCATCAGTTGGTGCTGTTGATAATGTTTCATCATTTTCTTCTTTCCAATAGCGTTCGTTATCTGCAATCTCTGAATCGCTCATTCCTAAGAAACGTTTCATTGCATATCTATTACTAATAAATGGAATTGTTTGAATTTGTGCAAACGTACCAATACGTTGGTTATCTAATTCGCTTTGTCTGTAACTTGCAAAGTTTTGTGGTGGTTGAAATAGTAAATCAAACATTGCAACGTCAACGTTAACACCTTTTTCTAATAGGTAACGTTTAAATTCTTGATTGAATACTTCAGCTATAAGGTTCTGTAAACGTTCGCAATACTTGTTAAAGCGTAGTTCTTGTATGTATGCAGTACCCACTCTACCGTCATTAAATGAACTTTGACCTTCATCTTGGGCCGCGGCTGGTAAGTATGAACTTGGAATACGCAAACCTCTTACTAGTTTATTTGTAAAGTATTTTAAGTCATCAATCTCACCTAAGTTAGTACCACCTGGTAATGTTTCAACTTTAGATCCACGTCCTTCTGCTGTTTGCGGAAAGAAATAATCTTCGTTAGTTGACAAAGGATTGTAAGCACTGTCAATAACACTTGTGCCTCCGCCTGTTTTACTAGGAATACGTCTTTGGTGTATTTCTGTTTTCACTCGCTCAACAAATTGCATAGCTAAGTGACTTGGCATGTTACCAACGTCAACATAAAATACTCTACGCTCTGGAGCTCTTTGTGTTCTGTAAATAATAATAGCATCTTCAAGTAATTCTTTTTGTTTGTATACTTTAAATATGCCTTCTAATAATGAATTACCAAAAGGTGCATTGTTGTCTAGGCCTTCGCTTAGACTCATATGTACCATATGTTTTGCATCAATAGCATGTTCTTTCATTTTATCATGGCCGAAGCGTCCTGCACTTGCACCAGATGTTTGTGTGTTACCAACCATACCTCGAACACCACCAGTTAAGTAACCATCGCCACCGCCTGTTGCATTACCGTTTGTTGTATAAGGTGTAGTTGCTACGTTATCTACGAAATTTAAATTAAGATCTTTAACAATATACTGTTCTGGTTTTTTACCTTCTGATTCATTAACAATAATACTACCAACTTTTGCTGGATCAACATGATGCCATTTAGTAGTTTCTGGATCTCTAATAAAAAAAGCATCTCCGTATTTAAAAACGTTACGCACAATTTTAAACATGCGTGTGCCAAAGTTATTGAGTTTAGTCCATTGTTGTAAGTATTGTTCAAGAACTTTAATTTCTGAATTAGTAGCCATCTTTTTAAAGTCGATACTAAAACTTGTTTTGTTAATAGGATTTTGTTGCGAACAAAACTCAGCAAGGATATCAAGTGCGGCATTTACCTCACTGTCATTATCCATTGTATTATATTGTCCGTAACGCTCTACTCTATTAGGAGCGCCTGTGTATACATCAGGAAGAAAACTTGAATAGTTTGAACGTGCAGGTCCGGGTTGTGTACCTTGTCCTAAACTTAGAGGACTGCTTGTTCCTGCTTGTCCTTCTACTGGTGTAAAATATCTTTTCCAACTCATACTGTGTTCCTTATCCAGCCATTATGTTGCCATTTAGTGCTTTAACGGCTGTAGTATTCTTTTTTGTTAATTCAATAAGCTGTACCATATTAGTATTTAACATCGCAAGCTCAGTAGCACCCTGATTAGTGGCTGTTGTTCCTGGAGGTTCTTTAGGTTTAATAGGTGTAACAGAAGATTGCTCTTCCATTTCTGGTTCACTGCCGTTATCGAACGGATTCCACCAACTTCCACTATCTTTCTTTTTCTTTTGTTCTGTTGCTGGCTCATTATCGTCGCCGCCGAACCAATTGAAAGGATTTAGCCCACTAATTAGTCCTCCGACTGCATCTTTTATTTTAGTCCACAGCCCACTAATTTTTTCTTTAAGCATCTCAGTCATCGAACCATCAAAGAACGCAAAGTCAATTGCTAAAAATGCCCCGCCAATTGCAGTTAATATTGCCGCACCGATCAGTGCTGGTATTGATAATAGTGCTCCACCGACTGCTGTTAACGCTGTACCGAGTGCTCCGGCTAAAGCGCCTGCTGAAGCTGTTAATGCTGTGCCAGCCATGCTTACTATTGCCAGGCCAACAGTTTTAGCCATGCCACCAATAGCCAGCGTTATTGCCGCAACTGCAGGGCCACCACCCAGTGCCGCTGTAATAGCAATTCCTAGTGACGCTACTGCCGCAATACCCCAATTTTTTACCGTCTGACTTATATCACCAAGCATTGAAGAAGGATCTTCCATAAAGTCTAATGCAAATTTTTTCACCTTAGGTAAAATATCATCTACTAAGTATTTTGCAAACTCTACCAGTTTTGGCCACATTAGTGTAAATTGATCGCCAACCTTCTGCATAATCTTTTTCCCGTCAGTTTTCATCCAATTCCAAGCGTCATTCATTGCATTTTCAATAGTGCCTTTGTTAGCTTCAAATAAATCTACTGCTGTATTGTAATCTGGAATTAAATCTGCTATTGAATCTGCCGCTTCTTTAAATGCCGTTGTACTTGTAACTAGTGCCTGTGATGCTCCAGATAGCTGTTCTAGTGTAGTAACACTATTTCCAACAGCCGTTGTTAGTTTGTCAGTTTCTGATTGTTGTGTGCCAACTGTACCTACCGCCGCTTCACCAAGCATTGCTAATTGACCTTTTACCAATAATGCCTGTCCAACTATGCTTCCGGACGCTATTGCGGCATCGATACCACCACCTTTTAAGTTTTGTGCTAAACCACCTAATTCTTTTTCAACCTCTTTAAACATGAGAGTTGCCTCTTCCGTCGACATATTTTCGATATCACCAGCAAATTTTCGAAATGTTTTACTGCTTGCCGCAAACTGTCGTGTTAATGGATCGTTTTCAAGGCCGTCTGCCATATCTACCATTGCCGCTTTAAACTCAGGTGAAGCATCGCCCGCTATCTTTAAATTAGCTTTAAATCGTAACATTTGATCATTAGTCATGTCTTGCATTGCTACTTGCTGACGTATATTCGTTAGATCAGCTCGCATTTCGTCTTCAACTTGTTTACGACTTTTACCTGTTAATTTTGCAACCTTATCAAGTTCCAATGAATAGGCCGCTGTTCCTGCCGCTATTTGCTTGTCAGTCATAAATCTAGCTTTACCTGTAGATACCAACAGTTGATTGTAGCTGACTAGGTTTTCATTTAATTCTTCAGTAGTCACACCCATTCCTAATAGTTGTCTACCCATATCACCTGTACGCAATTCTTTCGAAAGCCTACCAAATCTACGTGTACCATCTTGTACACTATTGCCAAACAGTCTTAATCCTTCAGAATTACTTGCAATAGTTTTAGCAAGTGTTTGCATAGATAATCCTGATTCTCCTGCAACTTGTGTAATTTCAAACATATTATTACCAAAGCCTGCGCCAACTGACGACAGTTCTTTGAACATAGACATTTGATTTTCTATTATACCAGTGAAAACATTTAAAATAGGAACGTTTTTAGTAAATTCATGTATACTAGTTTTACCTTGAAGCAATCCTGTAGCCATTCCGGTAACTGCACCAACTGCTCCACCAATAGCCGCTGTTAGACCATTAATAAGTCCTCCAGCTACAGAAGCCGCGGCACTACCTAATTTGGCAACATTACTTGATGCCTTTCCAGATGTCTTTCCTAGTTTGTCAACGCCTTCTTGTCCTTTTTTAGTATCAATTCCGCCACCACCGCCACCGCCGGCCTGACCGCTTATTGCTCCAGCTCTACCACCTAGTGCTTTAAGTATCTGTCGTAAAGTTGCTTCTGAAGCCGCATTTTGGGCTTCAACTTCACCGATTCCAGGAATGTCTATTCTTACTGCCATTTATTATATACTCACTTTATAAAATACCATAAATACTTT